CGGTGGTGGAGGCGCGAAGGACTGACAATGGAGATTCGTCAGCTAGAAACGCTCGCGTATATCCACATGCCTCCTGTGGCGCGTCTGCCAAAACGGTTTTGGCGTCGTAGAGGTAAGTGGGCCTGGGTGCCGGGTCATGAGCTAGCGCACGCGCTGATCGCGACACCGGAACAGCTGACGAAGCGTCGCTTGGGCATGTGCAAGATTCGTAATTGCAGATGTCCAGGTGATGCTTGTTTGATCCAAGAGGCAGCTGCAACGTACCTGTCAACGCGGTGGCACGTTCTCGCTGGACGTCCTGATCTGCGTGACAGAGAGATGCATCCTGTCATCACGCCGCGCATCGATTGGATGATTCGTCCAAACGTGCAGCGTCGCGTGATTCGTCTGTTGAAGAAGCAGCAGCTGTGGCCGATACCGAAGACGGTGGAGCAGATCGAAGAAGCATTTGCCAGGAAGGCGAAACATGAGATTGCCGCAACTCAAGGTCATTCAGGATGAAGCGCGCGAAGCGGTACATTGCTCGCAGCACGACTACTGTAGCGAGTGTGCGCTGTTCGAAAAGAACGGTGGACGCTGCGAAGGCTGCACGAAGAACCACCGTAAGCAGCTACGTGCTGAGTTCCAGTGGTGCTACCAGGAGTGCCACAGCTGCACCGGGTACAAAGCAACGGTTACTGCCGTCTGTTGTCGGTCGCCGCTCAAGAACATGTACCTCGATGCGGTGACGAAGAATCCAGACAACTGGAACGAACCGAAGTACGAGTACACACCACGCGAGCCGATTCACTTCAAGAACAAGGCGATCTTTCACTTCGGTCAGAAGTGCAACGCAGAAGCGACGGTTGGTGACGCGCTTAACGGGCACGCACTCGTAGCGACGAACATGAAGGTCGTGGTGAAGCCGTCAGGCAAAGGCTTCGTGTCGAATGACTTGCACGACTTCCTCAGCCTGAACAAGCGCACGAAGATTCTGCTGACGACGATGGACCTAGACGACCATCTCGAATCAGCGTGGCGTGAAGAGTTCTACGACAAACCAGAGCTGTACGAGAAGGTTGGCATTTCGTATTGGATGCCGCTCGCGTTCTCCACGTTCACGACGACGGACGCTAAGATGCACCGCTACTACCAGTTCTGCCGAACGCAGGTTGCAATAGAGCAGAGCAAGGCGCACTTCATCCCTGCGTACTACCGTGTGCCGGGAATGCGTTTGGACGATCTAATCATGCGAGGACTGGAGAAGGTGCCGAACCTGTTCTTCAACGCGCAATTCCTCGGCAGCAGCAAGTCGGACAGCACGAAGTACAAATTGCAGCACATCAAACGTTGGCATGATTTCGCGCCGAAGAATGTGACGTTTTGGATTCTCGGCGCTAGCACGCCAACGTTCTTCCACAACGTGCGTAAGCTCGTAGGCGACCGCGAGGTGTATTGGGTCAGCGGTAAGCCGCTCTACATGACGCTGTGGGGACAGCGCATGAAGGAAGACGGTAACGAGCGCGACCTCACGCCTGACGACCACCCGGAGAAACCTGACCTCGTTCGCGACAACTACAGCATGTTCAAGACGCTCGTCGAGCGTTGGGACAAAGGAGCAGCCTGATGTGGCGTGTACTGCTGTTGCTAGCGCTCGCCAATTGCGATGGTTGCGGCGAAACGTGGGACACGTTTACGACGTGGTTCTTGGGCGACGGTGAAGTCTACGAATGCAAGAGCGCGACTGGCGACGTCATCGAGCTTTGCTGGAATGGTTCTGTGGTTGACCTCAGCATCATGACGACACGTAGCTGCTACGGCACATCACGAACGTGGCCTGCACTTGTTGGTTGCGCGTATCGCTGTCCTGGTCAGAAGGGATGCAACGCTCATCAAGGATGTTGGTGTCCATGAAGCCAATCACTACTGTTTGTCCGCTCGAAGATTGTAAACAGCCCGTCACAGTTCGGGGTGATGGCAGCGGCACGTATGGTGTGCACTTCAAGAAGGTGACGGACTCAAAGCCCTGTCCGATGAGCTATCAGCCGTTGCCAAAACAGCAGGAGCAGAAGCAATGAAGTTCTTCAAAGTGAAGCTTGGAAAAGAGACCGTGAAGACGTGCTGGAAACAGGGTGGTCACACGGTCTCTTTGGACGTCTGTGTTCCGAACGATTGGAACATGAACAAGATGCCGCCTGACATCTACGAGAAGACCAAGTTGGTCATCAAGGAGACGAAGGAAGAGAACGAGCGAATTCCGCCGATCACGGTGCGCCCGCACCCGACCAAGAAACGGCTGCTCCAAATTATCGACGGCTACCATCGCTGGAAGATTCTCCGCGAGCTTGGCATCGACGAGATTGAAGTCGACGTCGGCTACTACAGCGACAAGCGCGCGATGATGATGACGGCAGAGCTGAACTACAACCGTGGTGAACCGGATATGGAGCAGTATCCGCAGTTCATGGCGCGCATGATGAAGACGTTCGAAGACGTCGATGTGAAGTACCTCGCAGAGCGCTTGCCTGATAGCGAAGACGAGATCAGCAGCTACATGGAGAGCATCGATTTCGAGGTGGAAGAAGTCAAAATCGACACGGATGACGATGATGACGAAAGTGATGATTCGCCAGCTACAAAGGACGCGAGTCAGGCTGACGCTCTCGTCGAGCTGAAGTTTGTGGTGAGACAAGGCGGGGCAGAAGTGATAGAACGAGAGTTGTCAAGGCTTCAGAAGGCTCTCGGAGGCGGCAAGAATCTGAGCGGTCGAGCGCTCGAAATGATGGCAGTGCAATCAAGTCAAACTCCAAGTGGTTCGCTAAACGCGACGCTTGAAGATGATGACGATGACGACAACGTTTCACTTCGCAAGCTGAAGAAGAAGACTCCGAAGAAGAAGCTGAAGAAGAAGGACAAAGCCGAGTGAACGACTTTGACGACTTCGATGACGGCAACTATGTTGCTGGAGACTTCTACTCAATCGTAGGTCAAGCACAGATCAACGAATTGGAGGAAGTCGAGAAGCAACGTGAAGCTGAACGCGAAGCACAGAAGCGTTTAGCAGAACAGCAGAAGTCTCAGGCGATGACGCTGATGCAAATCGCCGGTATGCGAACGAAGAAAGAACTCGACCAAATCGCGGCAGTGGAGAACGCCAAAGCCGATCTCAAACTCGCTGCTGAGGAATTGAAGCGAAAGGAAGCTGAACGTGAACGACTCCACACGCAATTCCCACCCCCAGACATCAAACATTCGTGACTGCGCATGCAGCTGTGGAACACAGCGTATGACCGTGCCTGGCACGCAGTGCAGTTGCGGCGGTTTGTTCAAGGCGATCGGTGGTGACAACATGATGCGCAAAGCGTTCGGGCCAGAAGACACTGACCTGCGCAAAGGTGGCCTCCGCTAATGCGCGTCAAGGTTGCAATCAACGTTGTCATTTCCGAAGATGACGACCAGCTCATCAAGCTTGGGCCGGACATCAACGTCATTATCGATGACAACGCGTCGACCACGAAGAAGCACAAAGCAGGAAAGGTCATCCTTGCTGGCGGTGCAGGCGAGCAGGCTTACTCGTTCACGCCAGAAGTCACGAACGGAAAATTCCTCATCGTGCTGGTGAAGGCTGGCGCAGTGAAGGTGCGTTTGAACAACGCTGCGACTGGTTTCAGCTTGAAACCAAATCCTGCTGTCGCTACCGATCCGCTGCTTCCGTATCAGGTCGCGGATCAGCCAGGCATGATTTACATCGGACCAATGGGTCCGACGAACCCTCTCACCCAAATGCATCTGCTGAACGAGAGTGCAACCGTGGAAGCCACGGTCATTGTCGCGCTCGTAGGCGAAGCTTCGTAAAAGGAGACGACAATGGACCTCGCAGAACTTCGAATCAATCGCACAGCAGTACCGCAGAACCGCAAATGCGAAGGCTGCGTTCACTACGACGGCAATGCTCAGGCGAAAGCTGGCGCATGCGAAGTCGGCTCGATGCCTTCAGTGTGTGGCACTGGTGGCGACAAGAAGTACGGCTACGCGCCGCTCGACGAGATGGGACCCGATGAAATCGACGATCTTGCGACGCCGATGGTGAACGGCGCGCAAGGCGTGATGAACGAGCACGGCGACATCGAGAAGCCAATCACGATGAAGCGCGTCGTGCTCGGTGACGAAGACTTGTCGATTGCTCAGCGCATTCAAGGCGAGCGTTCGAACATGGCGAAGAAGTCGTTCTACGGCGCGACGCAAGGCGAAGTGAATGTTCGCTCTGGTGCCGAGATGGGTCATCTCATCGATGACAAGACGGATGATTCGATGTTCGCTGTTGCGAAGTCGCTGCACACGGAATACTTCGCGCCGCGCAAGCAGAAGAAGTACACCGTCGGTGATGTGCTGCAATACCTTCTGGAGAAGGGCATGCCTGTCACCGATGAAGACTTCGAGAAGGCTGGCGTGAAGAAGTCGCTCGCACCAAACGTTCGCAAGCTGAAGTGAGGTAGCGATGTCGAACGAACCGAGCGTTGCACCTGTCGACGTGCAATTGTCGACAGACATCCAAAAGGCAATCCACGAAGCGACTGGTGAGTTGTTCCAGCGCATCGATCGGATGGTTGCGTCGATGCCGGCGCCACCACCACAGAATCAGCCGAAGGGGTTCTACCTGGATCCGTTTGCGATGCTCGACTCGGTCGGCATGGGTTATCGCGCGAACCCGACGCACGTTACGTACGAGACGCTTCGCCAGATGACGGAGCGCGACACGTTGCTCGGTTCAATCGTCAACACGCGCATCCATCAGGTCAGCTCGTTCTGTCAGGAGCAGGAGAACAAGTACAGCGTTGGTTCTCTCGTTCGCAAACGTGACAAGGACAAGCGTGAACAGCGGCTGACGAACGGTGAACGTGATCGAGTGAAGAAGCTCACGCACTACATCAACAACATGGGTGTAGAGGACAGTCTCACGCGTGACGGTCTCGAAAACGCGATGAAGAAGATGACGCGCGACTCGCTCACCTACGATCAGGTGAACTTCGAGAACGTGCTCACACGTGGTGGTCAACTTCATCAATCGCTCGCAATCGACCCAGCGACGATTCGTCTTGCTGATCAATCGCGAGTGAACCCGCGTGGCCTTCCACTCACGAAGCAGGAAGAGAAGACGCGCATCATGTACGCGCAGATTCTCAACGGCGAGATTGTGAAGGAGTTCACCGCGCGTGAGCTTGCGTTCTGTATTCGCAATCCACGCAGCAGCGTGAAGGTCGGAGGCTATGGATTCCCAGAGCCTCAGATTCTGATCCAAACGGTGACTGCTCACATCTGGGCAGAGGAATGGAACCGTAAAGCGTTCTCGCAGGGCTCTACGATCAAAGGCGTGCTCAACATGAAGGGCACGATCGATCGTCAGAAGTACGACGCGTTCAAGCGACAGTGGATGGCGCAGGTCGGCGGCATCATGAACGCGTGGCGCACGCCGATCATGAACAGCGACGGCATCGAGTTTGTACCGATGCAGATGTCGAACACCGAGATGGGATACCAGATGTGGATCGAGTATCTCGTCAAGATTGCGTGCGCGATCTATCAGATGGACCCGACGGAAATCAACTTCGACCTGCGAGGCAGCGCTGGCCAAGCGCAGCCGACGTTCATGTCAGGCAACGAAGCGCAGCAGAAGCTTTCGAAGGACCGTGGTCTCAAGCCGCTGCTTCGCTTCTTCCAAGGCATCATCAATCGCTACATCGTTTGGCAAATCGATCCTGAATTCGAGCTGGCGTTTGTCGGTCTCGATGCAAAGAGCGAGGAACAGGCTGCTGACCTTCGTCAGAAGCAAGGCGCGACGATGCTCACGATCAACGAGCTGCGCGCACTCGAAGACCTCGGTCCGATTCCTCACGGTGACATCGTTGCAAACCCGGTGTACGCGAACTACATGCAGCAGCAACAGATGGCGCAGCAGGGTGGAGGAATGGGTCAAGGCATGCAGCCACCAGGTGCTGGTGGTCAGCAGCAAGAGCAGCCGCAGATGGAGCAGCCATACGGTAATCGATTCGGCACGGCTGGAACACCGCCGACAGCAGCAGCGCAGAAGGGAAGTCAAGCGCTGCAACAGTCAGCGCAAGGTCCACAGCAACACGAAGACACGCATGAGGAAGACGCTGACATCCGAATGCTGCGACGTGATGATTGGACGTCGACGGTGCACGCATCGCTGCGTGACAATGACCTGCGCAAGAGCACCACGAACGAAGTCGAAGCGCTATTCTTCGACATCGATTTATGAAGCTTCGTGACCTGAACGCAGAGCTGACGCAAGTGATGCCGCTAGCAGATGGCATCTACACAGGGCTCTACTACCTCTGTCCAGGTGATCCGCAACGGAAGCGTGCACATTCGATCTTCTTCGAGCCTCACATCGTTCCTGCTGACTATCTCGCGAGCGAGCTGTACGACGAGCGTGAACTGCTTCGCTACCTCAATGGTAACGAATCATGGCGACGCACTTGGAAATGGCAGCGCACAGGAATGACGATCGATGATTTGACGCTCACACCTTCCATTTCGCAGACTGCGTACAACTTGCCTGGCAAGCCTGAGTGTTGTCACATCAACATCATCAACGGCATCGTCAGCGGCAAATGGTAACCATGCAGCTCATCTTCAAATCGAACGACGTCAAGAATCCAGGCTCACGCGGCGGTCACTGGTGGCGTGACGAGCACGGCGTTGTTCGCTATGGCGAGCGTCCAGCTGGAAAGCCGCACGAGTACATTGTTGCGATCACGCTCTCTGACCGAGCGAAGCCTGTCTACATCAAACCAGATCCGAGCGACTACGAGAACGGTCAGCTTTCGCAGGCGAAGATTCGCGCGATCGTGAACCGCGAGTTGTTCGGTGAGTACGGCTGGAAGGACGGGAAGTTCTGGCAGAAGAAGGGGCTGCTCGTCGAGTACAAACCGCGCACGACAGCTGGCGGCAAAGTCGTTGTCGATGAGATTCAGCGCAGTGGTGGATACGTCTCCTTTGAGTTTCGCGATTCGTCGATCGAGCGCGCGTACGGCAAAGGTTTGCCGCAAAAGATTATGCAGTTCGCGACGACGGCGAAGGACATCGATCCGACGACTGGTGAAACGGCGCGCACGCTTCCAGAGAAACCTGATGATGCGCCGATCGAAGGCACTGCTGACATTCCTGTCGACGAGATGGGAATTCGCAACATCCCAAAGCAGAAGCCGATGACAGAGGTTGCTCTCGATGCTCCATTGAAGGAGCACGAAGACCCTGTCTCGCTCGCGAACTGGTATTTGCAAATTTTCCTGCAAGCACGTAAGCCGTCGCAGGCGAAGACGCCTGAAGGTCAGGCGAAGGCGCGTGCAGAGCGCAAAGGACAATTCGACCTCGCAGTCGGTGCACGTCAAGCTGGAGGCTTCACACCGTACGTAGAGAAGGAATCGTTCAATCGCGAGCCGAAGGGCTTGCCTGCGTGGATTGTGAACAAGTACGACTCGCCAGAGCATTTGCAGCACGAGCTTGGTCGCGCAAATGAGATGGAGTGGCTAGAGACGAGCCACGTCGACGGTCGCTCGTTCACGCGGAAGAAGCACGCAGCTGGTGGACGTCCGCTGACTGCGCTCATCACGTTTGGTCTCTGGAACCCGGAGAACAAAGAGAAGCGCGTCCGCGAGCAGCTGGAGAAGGAGTGGCGTCCTTTCATTCGTCGTTGGGCGAGGAAGTACGCAAACGTTTATGCAAGCACCGACGCGTATCACAAGTTCGTTGGAGCTGGTTCTGGCAACCAGTTCATGCGTGAACGAGAGCGTGATTTGTACAACCAAGGTATCGCTGTGCTTCTGCACGAGGCGAACAACTACAAATCCAACGACGAGATTGGAACCATCAACAGTAGGTTCGATCGCGTCGCAGAGAACGCAATCAAGAACGAGATGCGCCGCATGTCGAAAGAGCAAGCACTCGACCTCGGTGCTACAGCTCTAGAAGACCTCAGCGAAGAAGAGTCGTACCACACGCCGAAGACAATCTCGCCGCGTGAGTATTTCGAGCTTCGTCATTTGGAGCCACTCGCTCACGACATTCTCAGCGAAGCGATGGCTGGTTTGCCCACGCATATGCGCGCTGCATTCGAGTCACGCATGTGGATTGATGACTACCGTCACGATCCGAGCATGTCAGAGGAACGGAAGTTCAACGAAGCGCGAGCGCGCCAAGCAGAGAAGCACGGCGAGTCTCGTTTGCATTGGGGACGTCCGTTGATTGGTGAAGGTGGCAAGGTGACGTCGGTCGCCACAAAGCTCGCAGATGAGATTGTCACGCTGCGTGGTGGCGAGAAGAAGCGTTTGGGTGAGCTGTATCCTCAGAAGCAGCGCTACTACTTGGACCAATGGTTCAACGATGCCGTCGCTCACATCAGCGAGCATCTGAAGACGAAGGACGGCAAGCTGAGCCCGAATGGAAGGCTTGTCGAGAAGTGGCTGCGTTTGGAGCAGAAGCTTGCGCACATCAATCGCAAAGACATCGAGACGCGAGCAGAGCTTCCTGTTCGCACGATGAAGATGCCAAAGCTGTACGTGCAGAGCGGACCAAAGCGAAGCGATGCAGCGTCGCAAGCGCTGGCGTTCTTCCAAAGCAATCGTCAGCTCGCACAGAAACTCGGCGTTGCTGACAATCTCGACATGCCGCCGACGTTGAGCAACGTGAAGGTGCCGACAAGCAAGCGTCGCAGCTTTGCAGAGATGACGTCGTATCATCAGCTGCATCAGAACCTCGGCCACATCGCAGATCTCAAACCAGTGCGAGAGCAAGCGCATGCTGAAGCAGAAGCAGCACGCAATCTCGGCCATTGGTCGAAGGATGATAAGGGCGCTGCTGTGTGGCACGAAGGCCAAGGCGTCACTGCATTCCACAACGCAGCACTGAAAGCTGCGAAGGCTGACAGCGAAGCCGAGAAGACGACAGCGGTGAAGGAACTGACGGCAGCAGCAAACGCGCTTGGCAGCAGCCACCCGATGGTGAAGGACTACCTAGCGCGTCTCTCTGTTGGTGAGCTGCCGACGAACAACGACCTCGCGCAGTGGAAGTCGCATTCGCATGCGCAATATCGCGACAAAGCCAACAGGCTTCACGTGGTCGAATTTGCGGACGAGCAGCGCACGAAGAAGTCGACTGTGTCTGATTTGAAGAAGGCGTTCACTGAATGCACGAACGAGTATGAGCGTCTTTGGGGAGTGTTTGCTGCATGAACAAACCGCTCGCCATTCTCAGTGGTGTACCGATTCGCGCTGACCTCGAAGCAGCGCCTGTCGGTGCGTTCGATTTCATTCGTGATGATCTGCGTCGCATCTCGACAGTACAGCCGATTGACCGCGCATTCATCGAGCGCACGCCGATTGGTTATCGTGGCGTCGTCTACTCCAAAGAGCGTCCGTATCTGTTCGCGCTCAACGGTAACGGCTTCGTAGCGAAGCCAATGGTTGACGACGAATCGGTTGCAAGCTTTTGCACGAAGCTGGAAGAGAACGAGCAAGCACTGACCGCGAACATCGACGCAAACCGCGCTGACAAAGAACAAGAAGACTTCAACGCTGAACTCGCGATTGGTTCGCCTGGCGAGGACTACAACGATCCAGTTCAGGAAGGTCAACCAGAGACGCTCGTGATGCACGGTCCAAATGAGGACGTCATCGAGCGTGTTCCTGGCACGTATATGCAAATGTGCCAGGGAGGCGCGCGTTCGATTCACGACAAGAAGAGTGAAGGCGTTTGTGGCGGCGGTATCGTCATGAACAAAGAAGGACGCATTCTCCTAGTCAAGCCGACGAACGGCTACGGCGGTTACGACTGGACGTTCCCAAAAGGCTACCCGGCGAATGTTGATGAAGGCTTCTTGGCGCGCACTGCACGACGTGAGGTAGAGGAAGAGACTGGCTACCGTGTGTTTGCGAAGCGCTTCATCGGACGCTTCAGCCACAATGATGGTGGCACGTGTGACTACTTCGAATGCGACGTCGACAATTCGAAGCCTGTCGGTCAATTCGATCCAGAAGAGACGGCAGCTATCAAATGGGTCACGCTCGTTGAAGCGCTAGAGCTGCTCAACGATGACGTCGACGTGAAGATTCTCGCGCAAGCGAATCAGCTGATGCCTCAATTGCTCATCAAAGGTGGGCCACACAGCGGAACGATGATTGCGCTGCATTTGCCGCTACCGATTGCAAATAAGCTTGCAGTCAAAGGTGGTGAGTCTGCAAAGACGATGCACATCACGATCGCGTACCTCGGCAAAGGTCTCAGCGAGCTAGAGAAGAAGCGTGCAGCACGTGTCGTGCGTGAGGTTGCATCTGTGTATGGCAGTCCAAAAGTGACGCTCGGAGGCGTTGGTCGTTTCAGCGCGAGCGAATCGAGTGAAGGACGTGACGTCGTTTACCTGTCTGTCGATTCACCTGCAATCGATGGTCTTCGTCGTTTGATTTGCGAACGTCTGATGGAGTACGGCATGAAGCCGTACGGCACGCATGGTTTCGTTCCACATGTGACGCTCGCGTACATCACCAAGAAAGAGAAGACGCCGCTAGAGCGCTTCGAGCCGATCGACGTTGTGTTTGATGCGCTGGCGCTGACGATTGCAGACAAGCGGATGGCGTTTCGTTTCAACACTGGCGCGATGGCGAAAGCGCTGCCGCGTCTCAGCGATGAGCAGCGCGAAGAGAAGAACAAGAAGGTTGGCTTCAAGCCAGGCAAGGCAGCTACGAAGCAAGTTGGTGCAGGGGGACAGGTGCGTTATGGCTATCCCGGCGAGAAGGGTGGCGATAAGAAACCACAAGGTGGTGACGCTGAAGGTGCACCGCAAGCAGAGCTGTCACCAGCGCAGAAGAAGGCGCAGCAGATTGCAGAGCTGCCACATCCTGATCTGCAACCACCACCGCCAGAGCAAACGCCGATCGTTGCAGAGCATCCAGAGAAACCACATCCAGAAGATGTGCGCGAGCCTGATCAGAAGCATCAACCAAAGCACACACTCAACATCGGTGAGCTGTGTGCAGCGCTTCACATCCGACGTGAAGTGCTACAGCAGATTGCTGCACGTCTGAACGACAGGACGCGTTTCCAGAAGTTCATGCTCAGGTCGCTGAAAGAGTTCGCACAGGAGCACGGTCTCGACGGAGATTACTTCGGTCTGCTGTTTGATGTGCTCACAGGAAAAGTTCCAGAAGGCCAACCGGCGAACGTGCCAGAAGACAAAGTGGCGAAGAAGCCGGGTTCCAGCGTATAAACAAGCTACAAAACGAGGCATTCATGGCGCTGCGACTACAGGCTGAAAAGCCAAAGAAGCCAGTCGAAGACCACGATGAACCAGACGCCAAAGGCGAAGGTGCAGACGGTGGTCCGAATGAAGACATCCACGAACCTGTCGATGCAGCTGCTGGCTATGCGCCACGCGTTGTGAAAGTGCCGATGCATGACGGTGCTGACGTCAATCCTGAGATTGCTCAGAAGCAGGAACGAGCACTGCGCGGAGAAGAGTCAGAAGGCAAGAAGCCTGATGACGTGAAGAAAGGCGCAGGCTGGAACGACAAAGATGAGCGAATGTTTCAGCACATCAAAGACAGTGGCGCGAGTGAAAAGATTGCAGCTGCAACGGTGAACAAGCAGCGCAGTAAGGAAGGTCGCTTGCTACACCCAAAAGTGAAGAAGGCGGATTTGAAGAAGGGCACGGACGTCGAGACGTACGGCGCAGGTACGCCTGTGAAGTACGTCGGTTCGAATGGAATGCCTCGATCAACGATGGGCAATCCAAACGAAGGCATTCCGCGCGTGCTGCAAGCGAATCCTACGAACCAAAGCTACGCACCAAAGGAAGGTGTCGCGCATGGTGAGTATGGAAAGAACGCGCAGGGACAAACGGGTCCTGGTGTCCCGTGGAAGTCTGGTCCGCGTTCGACGCTCACTGCGGACAACAACGCAGATGCACCACCTCCGCAAAACAGCACGCCAGCACCTGCACCACAGGTTGCAAAACCTGATTGGTACAACAACCAAGCGAATCAGAACTACCGCGAGTCTCATGCTCGCTTTCAAGCACAAGACGCAGCGCGAGCAGCGGCTGCCAAACCACAGCAGACAGGAGCACAGCCAATGGTTGCAACAAAGAGTACGCCGAACGTGAAGCTCATCATGAAAGGTGGCGCAGGTTCACGCGGTGGAAAGATCGCGTACTACACAAAGAGCGGCGCAGCTGTGTATCAGTCGAAGGTGGCGAAGATGGCGCCGCAGTTCTCGGCGATGGCGCACAATTGGTCGAACAACGCAGGCAGTGGCCATCGCGACCACCACGCGACTGCTGCAAAGCAACACTACGTTGCTGCGTTCTACCAACATCACGCTGGTAACAGCGAAGGCGCGAAGGAACACCTGAAGCGTGGCGACTTTCACCATGCGTCGGCGAAGTTCGGGCACAAGCTCGGCACTGCCAGCAAAGAAGGTGAACCTGCGAAGCGCACGATGTCGTGGATCGAGAAGCACAAGAAGTCGACACACGACCTCGTGCACGGCACTGACACCAAGGAAGATTCTCTTGGCTCGCATCACGGCAATCAGGATGCTGCAAAGCATTTGCAGCAGACGAACGACAAAGCCGCGCGCGAGCGCATCGACATGAAGAAATCACTCGCTGAGGACATGCACGATGCGAGTGAAGAAATGAGCAAGTCGCTCAGCAACTCAATTGGAGGCAACAACATGAAGAACGAAGTGGAAGACCTGTTCAAGAGCGAGCTGGGCGCGTCCAACGCGGAACAGCCGATCACCAAGTGCGTGCATTGCGGGCACGACCTCACCAAGTCGGATCTCCGCAAGGGACTCGGCACGCATTTCGTCGCAGACGACAACGACAATCCGACCAGCGGTGGTTCGGGTCAGGTCGAGCCGTCGCGTCCGGCTGGTGGCGTTGCAGAGCACGACGTGATTGCGCCGTTGCTCAAGGGCCTCAAGGGCTCTGATGCAGGCGACGGCGAAGAGTTCATCATCAGCAAGAGCGAGATGAACGAGATGGGCATGAAGACCGAAGGTCTCGATGACGACGGCTTCTACACGATCACGAAGGGCGAGATGAAGCGTCTCGGTTGCGAGCAGCACATCGGCTTCCTCGCTGATCGCAAGACGAAGCTCTCCAAGAGCGATGCGCCGAACGTCATCAAGAAGGGCGGCACGGATGCTCGCGCGACGCAGGACGGTCCGCATGGTTATTCGCCGCGCGCTGGCGGTGTCATCGGCAACGATGGCAATCCGCTCGTGCAGTGGGTCGAAGGCAGCGACAAGCAGGTCGCGGAGTACATCTCCAAGAGCGGAGGTTACGGTCCGGGAACTGACGAGTCGGTCAAGACGCAGGGCCGTGGCTACGGAGAAGGCTAATGGCGACCCCTGCACTCGCATCACGAGTGCAGCCACAAACTGCATCTCGTGATGCGCGTTTGAAGTACGAGCGTGGCTTCTGCCCAAAAGGCTGTGGCGCGCAGATGCTGATCGACAAGAGTAAACCTGATGCGCCGTGCATCGGTTGCTACTTGAAGCAGAAGTAAGAGGAGCCGATGAAAGACATCGATTTCGAATCGCTGTATGAAGGTCTGCAAGTCGACGACGATTTGCTGATCAAAGCACAGCTGCGCGTTGCTGCGCGGCCGATGCGTCATGCAGTGACGCAATCGCTGTCCGACGACATGATCGCGAAGTATAAAGTGCGCATGGCGTCGATGACTGCTGACATCGAAGAGATTCTCGAAGAGAGCGATCACATCGAGAAGTCGGAAGGCGACCTTGTTCTCACGAACGATGGACGCTTTCTCTTCAAGGCAACTGGTGGCGGACGTGTGCCGCGTCCACCTGCACCACCAAAGCCGACGCCTGCACCGACGCAGGCAAAGACCGTCACACCGACTGGAGAGCGCAAGCTCACTCCATCAGGCTACGTGCACGTGGAGACTCCGGGTTCGCGTGGCGGCAAGTTTTGGCGCGATGACAAAGGCAACGTTCGCTACGGCGAGCGTCCACACGGCAACTTCCAAGTTGCTGCCGCGCCGCATGACGTCGTCGAGCACTATCGTAAATACTACGCGCCACAGCCGTTCGCTGCGCACAATCAGAGCGACTTCCATCAGGCATTGATGGAGAGCAATGTGTTGTCAGACGCAGACCACGGATTCATGGAGTGGTGGCACGAGAGCTACGACGACATCCTCGATTGCCTCGGCGTGAACCGGAAGCAAGTCGAGAAGGCTGGCGGATTGCAAAACGTCACGTTCATCATCGGTGGTCGACCGATGGGAGCAAGCGAAGCAATCGAAGAGTTCTTCAAGATGAACGCGGAGAACTTCGTTGGCGATCCTCAATTCGGCGACATCGAGTCTGCTGAAGAGGTGACGGAAGCAATTCGTGGTTTGATGGAGCGCTACCGCAAAGCGCTCCACGAGGACCCGAAGGTTCAAGCGCTCGCACAGGCTCACGCTGAGCGTGCTGAGGCACAGAAGAACGCGTTCTTCATCAAGGCAGAGCAGACGCACGAGGAGTACGAGCCTCTTGCGGCTGACCTCATCACGAAGGAAGACCACGCTGACCTCGCAACGCGTTTCACTGTCGCGATGAAGGACATGGGTTTCATCGAGCGTGGTGGTAAAGGTGGCGTCTCGCAGAAGCGCATGCGCGGCGCGCTCGTTCCAAAGTCAGCGCTGCTGCTGAACGACAACAAGCATTCGCCACAGAACCTCTGGCAGAAGCGCGATCAGCTGGAACGTCTCGGCACATCGCAATTGATGGCGCTGTACTTCGGTACGGAAGCACAGGCGTCGTTCTCTGCTGACAACACGTACGACTACGAGCCTGGCGCGAAGAACGACGATCGTGACTTCGTGTTTGGTCTCATTGCCGACAAGCTCGGCATTGGCGAAGACACGACGGCGATGCAAACGCTACGTCGCAAGCTGGACAAGACAGCTGAAGCGATGATGAGCGCGTTCACCAATTACAACACCGGACAGGATCCGATGTTCGGTGAAGTGCTCAAGATGAAGGTGAAGGACGTCGCAGGCGCGAGCGACGTCATGGAACAGCACATGAAGAAGGTGCAGGCTGAGCAAGCGCGAATCGAGAAGATTCTTGCTGCGCAGGAAGACACCAACTTCGTGCCGCCACCGTCGATGCAGAACGGCGTTTGGAACGGCAAGACACTCAAAGACCCAAAGGACCCGTCAAAGGGTGTGTGGGCTCCATTCGAGTACCAGAAGAAGTACATCAACTGGATGCTCGCGGTGAAGCGTGGCGTGATTGCGGCTGACGCTGGTATGGGCAAGACGCCAACTGTCATCGCATTCCGCGAATTGCTCGCGAGTCAGGGCAAAGACATTCCTGCGATCTGCTTCCTGCCTCCGTCGTTGATGGAGCAGTGGCCTGCTGCAATTGCGAAGTTTGCACCAGAGAACGCAGACAAGATTCTGAACCTCAGCGGTCTGTCACTAGAGGAACGCAAGGTCGCTTTGCAAAGCGACATGGCGAAGAAGGCGAAGTACATCTTCATCTCGACAGGCACGCTCACCGGAGATGTTCCGGATCCAAACGCGAGCGACGACGAGAACGACGGAACCGGCGGTTCCGATCACGAGATGGTGAAGCTTTTGCAATCGCTCAACGGTGCAGTGTTCATCGACGAAGCGCACCAAGGTGGTTACAAGAAAGCAGGCAACACACGCCACGAGATCGCGAAAGCGGTGCTCAAGGATCGCGAGTACGCGTTCGGTATGACGGCGACGCCGATGCCAAACGATCCGATGGACGTCTACCACCTCGCAAACCTGTTTGCGCCTGGTAGTGTCGGTGACGAAGAACTGTGGGCAGGTCGCACCGCAGGCGTTGCGTGGAACGAGGAAGAAGGTCGCTACACCGTCTCCAACCCGGAACATCTTGCTGACCTCAACAAGCGTCTCAAGCCGTTCGTCTACTACAAGGCAATTAGCGATCCAGACGTCGTGCAGGACATGGGCAAAGGGCTCACGCCGCTGCACCAAGAGAACGTCGACATGGAATTGTCGCGTCACGTGAACTCGGAGAACGGTCTCTCGCAACACGACTACTTCAAAGAGGGCGGCGTCATCGACACGATGGTGAAGCTGCGCGTGATGCGTCTCATTCGCGAGCGCAATGAGAAGGTGCAGAACGGAGAGATGAATCCGAAGACAGGTGAACCGTACGAGCCGTACGGCGCGAAGATGCTGGAGATCATGGCTGGTGGTATGCACGTCACGCTGCAACGTCAGGCGTCAATCTCGCCAGCGTTGATCGATCCGACGTACCGCAAGCAAGACGGTGGCGTTGCACACACGCCGAAGATCAAGGCGCTCTGTGATGACATCGTCGCGCATTTCTCAAACGACGGTCAGGGTGGCAAAGACGCGAAGCCGATCGTCGTGTTCTGTTCGTATCCACAAAAGGCGTATCCGATCATTCGCAAAGCGCTCGCAGAGCGTGGCGTTGATCCTTCGCTGATCGACACGATTGCAGGCGATGTAGCGCCGCACGAACGCGGTTACATGCAGGACAAGCTCAACAAGGGGCACAGCAAGGTTCTGCTTGTCGGCACGATGTCAGGTGGCGCTGGCCTCAACCTGCAAGAGAAAGCGAACAAGACGCTGTTCCTCGATGAGCCGTGGAACCCGGCTGCAAAGCGTCAGGCACAAGGTCGCGTGTGGCGCACTGGTCAGAACAATCCAGTGCACGAGCGTACGTACCGCATGAACGACACGTATGACCTTGCTGTCGAGATGAAGCTCGCAGGCAAGCAAGCAATGGTGCAAGCGTTGCTCGGCAAGCAATTGCCGACAGAGGAAACGTTCTCTGTCGACCAATCGGTTGCTGCTGTCGTTGGTCGCGCGAAGGGCGGCGAGTTCAATGAAGACCAGATTCGCGCGATGATGGAGAACGCGTCGAAGTACGACATGGCTTCGCACGAGCATCAGCAAGCGACGAAGCTGATCGAGTCGATGGGTGAGGATTGGGAGAACACGCTCTCTGAAGGTGGCAAGGGTGGTGTTGGTGCAACGCTCACTGACAAAGACTTCGTGCCCAACGAGAAGGCTCAGCAGACGCTCAAGAACAAGGGAGCGAATGCACTCACGCAGCATTTCGATGAGGAAGAGTTCCGCGCGCAGTGGGAGCTAGATCGCAAGAAGCGTCGCGCGAAGCAGACGCACGAGATGGCGACGCTGATGCAGAAGATCTATCAGGACAAGGGAGACAAGGAGCGCGCAGACCAATACTCGAAGCGCGCGAAGTCGGTGCAGGAAGAGTTCCCGGAGGAATTTGGTCTGCCTGCAAAGGATAAGAAGGCAGAGAAGAAAGAGAAGCCTGAAGCAGACAAGAAGTCGAAGTCGAAAGGCGACGAGCACACGTCGCATTTGCCTGACGACCAAAAGGCGCTGGTGAAAGAGTCTGGCTTCAAGGCTACTGATTTGAAGGAAGGCGAGAAGCTGACTGGCGTGAAGAAGGACCCTTCAACCGGACGCATCATTCATCAGATCAAGACGAAGGATGGTTCGCGCGAACAGCACATGCCTGGCAAGGTCGAAGAGACGAAGGATGTGCTTGAAGGACTGTCGCTGCGTTTTGGCGGTGGCAAGCAGCCAGAGCAGAAGCCTGCGACAGCGACTGTCGGCGAAGCACAGCGCAAGCTGAAGCAGAAGACGCAATCGCCAGAAGGTAAGCAAGCGAAGAAGGAGACTGATCCGAAGGTGCAAACCGGAGCGACAGGTCGCCCGAGCAAACCGTCTAAGTCGGCGCAGGAAGCTCACAAGCCAACGCCACCACCTACGCCTGTGAAGCCTGCGAAGGTTGTCGCGTCGAACGACAAGCTCGGTTTGCAATTCCACAGCAAGCAGAATCCGTTCAAGGACGGTTCGACGAAGAAGATCAAAGGCACGGACATCTCGCACGGAGAAGCGCACTACGTGCTGCATCTGTTGCAGAAGGAAGCGCCAAAGGATTGGGGCGCGTTCCTCAAGCAGCATGTGCAACCGATTTGGGATGACGAAGACGGACGCAATGCGTACACGCCAAAGAAGGCTCAGGAGTGGGTCGACAAGGTTGTGGACGCGATTGCAAACGAAGGTGTGTTGTCGCGCGCTGAAGCGAAGCAGCAGAAGGGGAAGAAGTAATGGGACACGAGAAGCAGAACCACGTCGTGTTCCGCACGCAAATGCGTGGCGACGGGACGAAAGGCGTAGAGGTGCACACGCCAGAGAAAGTTCTTCCTATCTACAACAAGGAAGAACTGGAAGCTCAGCTGAAGCACTACGCGAAGATCCTGTCGTCGTTGCACACGGCAAACAGCATCGCGGCACGTCGTAAGTACGTCGAGCTGATTCGGCCGGCGCTTCGCTACTACTGCAAGAAGTACAACGTTGATGTTCCTGGTTGGTTGAAGACCGACGACTACTACACGAAGACGATGTCTGTCGCTGAACGGCAGAAGCAGTTCGGCATGGCGCCGCTTCGCATCGGGGAATTTCAGAAGCTGAAGAAGCTCACGGTTGACGACATCCAATATCCAGGCAAGGAGCCTGCGCAGGACGGTGAAGATGGCGAAGCCACTCAGCGCTGACAAGCGCAGCAAGATTCGACAGGCAATCGTCGATCATCATCTCGCGTTCACTGTCGAGGTGTTGGGCGATGATGCAATTCCTCGCGAGGATTTCGATCGTCTCGTTCGCAAAGGCGTCTTGAAGCAGGGCACTGTCGAGCATGCACAGGTCGCGATGCAAGCCGCTCACACGGTTGGTCGCATGAGCGCGATTGCAATGTCAGACGACAAGCTCTCGCGTTTGAAGCCAGCAGAGTTCTGGCAATTCATCGAGACAGCGCCACCACAGTTCAATCAGACCGAACTGGATGCGATGAATGCAGCGCGTGAGCATGTCGGTCTGCACATCAAGAATCTCGGCATTGGTCTCGCGCATGACTTCGAAGTGGCGACGCACGAAGAAGCAGCAAAGCTGCGTCATGCAGCGCTGGCTACGGTGCAGCACGAGACTGCACTCGGCATCGCTCGTGATTCGTCAAACGCAAGCATCATGCGGCGAATGAAGAATCGCATCACGGATGCAGAGCGCGATTGGGCGCTCGTCGTGGTCACCGAGCTGCACAATGCAAAGGAGTTTGGCAAAGCGCTAGCGCTTGCTCGTTCGACACGTGATCCGCTCGTGTTCAAACGTCCGCGTCCTGACGCGTGTCGCTTCTGCAAGATGCTTTTCCTGAAGGATGGCCGTCCGCGCATCTTCAAGCTGTCGTCACTCGTGAAGAACGGCACCAACGTCGATCGCAAGCAGAAGGAATGGAAGCCGGTGGTCGGCGCAGTTCACCCGGCCTGTCAATGTGAGCTGTACGAGCTGCCAGATGGGTTCAAGCTTGATGCGCAAGGCAAGCTTGTACCGAGTCTGAAGAAGTCGTTGCCTGATGACCTCACTGACGACTTGCGCGCTCTCATCGGACATCGGTGTGAAGCATGACGCCATTCGAGACAACCGTTCGCCTCGTGAAACCTTCGAGCATCAAGATGTTCTCGGAAGGCAAGGTTGGCGCGCGTCTCGTGACGTATCCGAACGGCATGCAGGCAGTGATGAAGGTCGCGTCAGCCGCGACCACAAAGCAGAACCGACGCACGCAGCGCCACATCGATGTAGAAGCGATGCCGAGTCGCGAAGTAGCGTTCTATCGGCTGTCGAAGCTGCTTGGATTCGACATTGTGCCGCAAACGGTGATGCACGAGTTCCAGGGATTCCCTGCCTCGTTTCAGCAGTACGTGACTTCCGTGAAGCTCTACGATCTCGATGAGCGGCTGCGCAAACCCGACAATAAAGAGGCGTGGATAGTCGCTTTGCGTGAGACTCTTCGAGAGAAAGTTCCTTTTGATGACACGCTACGGCTAACGGTGGTAGATTTCCTCGCATGTGCTCGTGATAGGCACGCTGCCAATTACGGTGCACGTTTGGATGTCACTTCAGGTAAAGCACGCTGGCGTCTTGTTGGATGGGACAACGGATGCGCGTTTGGTTTGACGCAAGAGCATTACCACTGCGTCGCGCACAAGTATCTCTTCCGATATGCATTCGATCTTTCACCTGTGTGGGAAACGTTGAATGCAGTCAATCGTTCGAAGCTGAATGAAGCACTAGGTGACGTTCTATCTTCTGAAGCAATCGACCACGTGTGGATGCGCGTGCAGTTCATGCTTCTGTTTCCACATCGCATGCCGTTCCAGACACTGAGCAACGGCAACGACGATCCAGAAAGCTTTCCTGCGTACCGCGACTTCTTCAAACCGATGGTCACAACCACACCGCTACTCGTGTTGCACAAGCAAGCGTCGTAGCGATTAGCTCCGGGAGTTCTATGCGAGACAACGACCTTCTAGATGGCAAAGACGACTTCATCGTCTTCACACCAGGCTGTCTCGAAATCGATTTGTCCAAAGGTGGCGACATCGACAGAGAGCGGCCAATTGGCGGCGTGTGCAGCACTGAACGTCTCGATCGACAAGACGAGTCTGTGTTCGCGAAGGGTCTCGACTTCAGCGAGTTCGTCAATCACGGCTTCTTCAATGACAACCACAAGCAGAACACTGCTGACGTCGTTGGTGTTCCAAGCAGTGCCGAGTTGATGAAGGGGCGCTGGTACACCAAAGGCAATCTGCTCTACGGACACGAGCCTGCTGACCGCATTTGGTCGCTTGCCAAAGCGCTCTCAAAGAGCACGACAGCGCGCAGACTCGGGTTTAGTATCGAAGGCAAGATCGTCGAACGTGGTTTCGACAATCGCATCCTGAAGGCACGCATTCGCCACGTCGCAATCACGAACAGTCCAGTGAACACGGATTGCACGTGGGACATTCTTGCGAAGGCGTTTGGTCCGCTGGAAGCGCTCGTAGCAAACGATTTGCGCCGCGCACTCAGCGCTGGTGCACAAGGTCCGGCGTTGACAGGTGGCGCTGCACTTCAAGCAACGAAGGTCGAACGTGAGCCGTTGAAGCTGACGTTCGATGAAGCGGTGAAGCTCATCAAGAGCAATCGTCCGCATTACGCGTGGTCAACCTGCGAGCGCGTTGCTCGCGTCGTTTTCAAACAGGAACGGAGGATT